TCAGGCTGGCCCTGAGCGGTATCCGCCCAACCCTTAACGAGCTGCTGGCGTTCTCCCGGTTCAGCTTTAACCCAGGCATCAATGAAAGCGCTGATGGCGCTTACTTCATGATTTTGATCCATTGGGAAAAGCTGTTTTACAGCCTGAACAAGTTTCCACTCTACATGGGCAGATAGTTCGTCAACGCCCAACACGTCCCGGCAAGCCTGCAGCAGGTTCTGGATATAGATATTGCTTTCGTCCGCCTCAGCTGCGCCGATCTGTACGTGCACAGCTTCACTGATTTCTTTTTCTTCAGTGTCGTTAAGCAGGTGTGCAATCAGGCGCTGCGGCAGGCGCAGTCGTGCTACCGGGCGGAGGAGTGCAGGGGCGTCAGCTGCCGGAGTACTGGCTTTAGCGGCAGCTTCTGCAAGCTGCACGCGCTCGTCCTGGATATTCACGGATTTGGCTTCTTTGGATATTTTGCTCCAGGACTTTCCATCTTCGCCAAGTTCATAGCGATCGCACCAGGTGTCATCCAGGACGCCTTCAGGGGGCAGGTCATCAACTACAAACCAGTTCGTACGCACCGGAAGCTGATAATCGGCTCCGCGACCAACTTCGATGTCGGCGTCGTCCAGTATATTGAGGATTTCGCGTTCTGCGCGCGAATCGGATTTTGCGTCGAACCAGCAAAAAAGGTTTTTTGCTTCAGCGGCTTTTGCTTTGGCTTTAATAAGATACGCATACGTAGCCATTGTATTCGGGCTCCTTAAGGCTGTAAGATACCCGGGACTTTGATAGCTCCCTTCGGGTTGTGGTCATTGTTCAAAACTCGTTCCGGGAAGCTTTGGTCGGCTAACCGGGTACTGAACCCGCCTTGCGCGGGTTTTGTGCTTTATGGGGTAGGTGGTTTTCCGTTAGCCAGTTGCGTGACGGGAACCCATTCAAGCGCGTCCATTACCGGCTTAAAGCCGTCGGGGATTGCGGTGACCGCGCGGATAACATCAGCCACACTGGTATTTGACTTGTTGAGGTGATAACCACCTCCCGGGCCGCGTTGACTACTCACGATGTTATTGCGGCGTAATTTGCTAAATATCTGTTCAAGATAAGAAACAGAAAGCTTCGACTCTGTGCTGATGAGTGACAGCGCTACAGGAGAGCCGTTATAAACCCGGCTTAAGACGGCGACGGCCTGAATCGATGCCACCACACGTTTCATTCCAAATTCCATGGTTATCCCTTTACCGGTTCTCGGCCATAGCCAGGGTTATCTTCAATCACATCGCGCAGAACCTGTATTGCTTCACCATGCGGGAGAGTTAGCGCAAGCTTAATGGCGGTACCGAACGACTCAGCGGCCAGTTCAAACTTCTGCGCGAGCCGGTTTGCTTCCTGTGTTTCTT